AACTGAATGTAACGTGAGATTAAATTATATTTTTCCAGATGATTTTGAAGAAAACACAGGACTGTATAAATTCAATCAAGGAGACACACCTCAATTTTCTGGACTATATAGAGTAAACGGAGTTACTAGTGTTTTTGAAAATGGACAATTCACACAAACTTTACAAATGACAAGGCATTTAAATCAAAACAATCCATCTGATGTGGAAACGGAGGAAAGTAAAACTAAAAAACCATCAGAATCACAATACACTGAAATATCACCGGAGTCTGCATAATGGCCTTAACAGCACCTTTCAGTAACACAAAAAAAATTGGTAAGGATGAATCTTATACTGATATAGATTCAGGTCCGTTTATTGCAATTGTAAAAGATAATGTAGATGCAACTTACATGGGAAGATTGAAAGTTGTTATTCCTGCACTTAATAAAGGCAAAGAGGCTTTTGAATCTGAATTAATTACTGTTCAATATCTTCCTCCTTTTTATGGCGCTAAAAGTCCAGATTCAGTTAATGAAACAGATATAGCAAACTTTGTTAGTTCACAACATTCTTATGGTATGTGGATGGTACCACCTGATATAGACACAAAAGTTTTAGTAATTTTTGTTGAAGGAAAAATTTCTGAAGGATATTGGATTGGTTGCGTACAAGAGCCATTTATAAATCACATGACACCAGGTATTGCTAGTTCAACAAATACATTTAGTCCCGTAATAGGAGATACCGATGTCACAGATAAAAATGCATCTTACGGCACAGACAATTTGCCTGCTGGTGAGGTTAACAGAGGACAATTTAAAACTTTGAGAACAGCAGGATTTGATAAATTGGGTAAACCAATTCATCCTTTTGCAGAAACTCTTAAAAACCAAGGCCTTGTTCAAGACGATGTAAGAGGAAACACAACTTCATCTGCAAGAAGAGAAACACCAAGCAATGTTTTTGGTATTAGTACTCCCGGACCGATTGATCAACGTTCAACAAAAATAGATAGTCTCGGACCAAAAGATAAAAGCAAAAAAATTAAAACCACAAGAAAAGCCGGACATACTTTTGTTATGGACGATGGTGATATACAAGGACAAAATCAACTTATTAGATTGAGAACCAGTTCGGGCCATCAATTATTAATGAATGATTCAGCAGGTGTTGTGTATCTAGCCAATAGTGAAGGCACAGTATGGATGGAATTTTCAAACAATGGCATGGTTGATGTTTATGCTCAAACAGGTTACAACCTGCGTTCAGGAGCCGACATAAATTTCCACGCAGAAGGTAACATCAACATGTATGCAAACAAAAATGTTAGAATCAAAGCCAATGAAGATTCTGGAACAAATGAATCAAAAGGTTCTGTAAGTATAGATGGTGCTAATATTAAACAGTTTGCTACTGAAAATATAAGACAACAAGGAAATAATATTTTTACAAAAGCAATTAAAAACATCACAGGTGACGCAGGTGCAAAAAATATTCAACAAGGTATCAACAGAGTTGACTTAATAGGCGGACAAGTGCATTTTAACAACTATCCAACTATTAATAATTTAGTAGACCCAATGAGTAGAACATCTTTTAGTCAACCATACGGTACAGGCACTAAACTTGACAACTATCCAGACGTAACACTTCAACCATTAGGCAATATCTATAAAATTGATAGAGCGTTGCCAAGTTTATCAGGTATGCGTGTACCAACCCATGAACCATTCTGGGGACATCAAGATAACGCTCCTGCTTTTGGTTCAGTTGGCGGTACTAATACAACAGTAGGCACAGCAGGATGGATTGAAAATCAAAATAGAAATGCAGACCTTATGAGTATAAAGTGGGCTCAATATCGTGAAGACTTAAATGCAGAACTTAATAAAAATCCAAACGGTAGCGTGACAAGTTTGACAAGTGTTTTCAACGCAGGATACAGTAAAAAATATAGTGTAGATAACAATTTTTTAACTGCCAATGTAGACGGTTATCTAAATCTAGGACAAGGAGCCTACGAAACTTACAACAATCTTTCATCAAAAATTACAAATAATTCAAATGACAATTTGACCAGTGTATTGATAAATGAGGCAGGTGTGTTATATACAAAGAATGCAAACCAAATAATAAGAAACACAGTTACTAACAAAGTAACAGGCAACCTTAATAAAACTGTAAACACTGTAAACAAAGTTGGTGTACTTCTTTCTGATCAACAAGTAACAAACACTGTTCAAGGTATTGTTCCTGGTTTAAGAACTACAACCAACACATATAACAATCTTTCTAAGGTGACAGAAACTTACAAAAATGTTGTAGGTGGCAAAGTTACTGCTGTTACCCAAGTAAATTCAGCGGTAAGTACATTCAGTAACAGTGTAGTCAAAAAAGTAGGCAGTGTTGCAAAAAGCATAGGTAAAGTATTTGGATTTTAATAATGGCAGAAGCAGATAACAGATATCTAAAAGGGCAATCAACTTTCAAAGGTTTTAGTTCGAGAGCAGAACAAACCAACTATAAATTGTATGATTTTGCTCTTATAAAACAAGATCTTTTGAACAGACTCAGTGTGAGAAAAGGTGAAAGAGTAGAAAATCCTGAATTTGGCACAATCATTTACGATGTGCTGTTTGAACCATTGACAGAAGGCCTTAAACAGGCAATTGCTGATGACATTACTGCCAATTTAAACGCTGATCCTCGCCTACAAGCAGAAGACATAATTGTGCAGGAATTTGAACAAGGAATATCTGTGCAGGCCACAATCAGATTTGTTCCATACAATGTTGTGGAAAAACTAACATTTAGTTTTGACGAAAATAGCACACTCCGTCTATCTTAATATACGCACTTTATATAAACCATAAATATTCATACAAACAGTATGGCCACAACAGATAGACAGAACAGACTTTTAGTTGCTGAAGATTGGCGGAAAATTTATACCGCGTTCCAACAAGCAGATTTCAAATCATACGACTTTGAAACCATTAGAAGAACAATGGTGGCGTACCTCAGAGAAAACTATCCAGATGATTTTAATGATTATATCGAATCGTCAGAGTATGTGGCATTATTAGATTTAATTGCTTACATTTCGCAATCACTTTCTTTCAGAGTAGATTTAAATGCTAGAGAAAACTTTTTAGAAACTGCAGAAAGAAGAAATTCAGTTTTAAGGTTAGCAAGATTAATAAATTACAATGCCAAAAGAAATCAACCTGCCACAGGACTACTAAAATTTACAGCAGTTTCAACCACGGAAAATGTCACTGACAGTACAGGCACAAATTTGTCAAATGTTACTGTCACATGGAACGATGGAACAAATAACAATTACAGAGAACAATTTGTAAATATTTTAAATGCCGCAAACGTAAGCGGACAAATTTTTGGTAAGCCATTAGAGTCAGATACAATTGGTGGAATAAAAACCGAAATATATAATTCAAATTCAAATAACACAGATCTTCCTATTTTTACATTTCGAAGATCAGTAAGTGGTATAGATAGAACATTTGAAATAGTACCAGCCACAATTCAAGATTCAGAAAGCATTTACGAAAGAACTCCAACTCCAGGTGGGTCTTTCAGTTACATTTACAGAACAGATGGTGCAGGAGATACTTCTAATAACACAGGATTTTTTGCGTTGTTCAAACAAGGATCAATAGCAAACAGAGATTTTACAATTAATAATCCCACAACAAATTTTGTACAAAACATAGATGTAAACAATATCAATAATTCAGATGTGTGGTTATATGAGTTAGATGATTTTAATCAACTAGAAAAATTATGGACTAGTGTTCCAACAACAAGTGAGAACAATGCAATTTACAATTCATTAGCAAAAGATCAAAGAGACATCTACAATGTAGTAACAAAAAATAATGACAGTATTGATTTAGTTTTTGGAGATGGTAACTTTTCTACTATACCTGATGGAAGATTTAGAGTTTATTATAGAACAAGCGATAATGCAAAATACTCTGTGCAACCAGGTGACATGAATGCTATTACATTCAGCGTAAACTACACAGACAAAAACGGCGGCAATCAAACTTTGACTGTTACTGCGTCTTTGCAACAGTCAATATACAATGCCGCTGAAACAGAATCAAATGATTCAATTCGAGAAAAGGCATCGCAAGTTTACTATTCACAAAACAGAATGATCACAGCAGAAGATTACAATGTTGTGCCTTTACAAACTTCACAAGAGATTATCAAAGTAAAAGCAGTGAACAGAACTGCTTCTGGTATTTCAAGAGCAAAAGAAATCATAGATCCAACTGGTGCATATTCAAATGTAAGTGTATTTGCAGATGATGGTATTGTGTACAGAGAAGAAAGCAATTTAACATTTAATTTTACTTTTACAAATCAAAATGAAATTTTAT